CCCCAGCTCCTGCAACACCCATTATGGATACAGGCGCTCAAGGCGCTACTTCTAAAGGGCAGGCTCAGGATGCTAAGAAGCGTGGTAAGCAGAGCCTACGCATTGACCGTACAGCTCAGACTGGTTCTTCCGGTGCTGGCCTTAACATTCCAAGAGGTTAAACGTGCAGCAATCTTCCGCTTCAGGAAGGTATGAGAAGCTATCAACTACCCGAAAGCCCTACTTAAACAGGGCTAGGACTTGTGCTTCTGTAACCATTCCAGCTTTATTTCCACCAGAGAACATTACAGGTGGGAATGATTTACCAACACCTTATCAATCCATAGGCTCAAGAGGGGTCAACAGTTTAGGCAGTAAGCTTTTACTTTCCATCCTTCCACCTAACGAGCCTTTCTTCAGAATGACTGTCTCTGATTTTGACCTACAAGAGCTAGGCCAGAATGAAGCGAGAGGTGAAGTGGAAGATGCTTTAGCCTCTATCGAAAGAGCTGTCATGGAAGAGATTGAAAGTAAGGCTTATCGTGTACCTACGTTTGAAGTCCTTAAACAACTTCTTGTAGCAGGTAACGTACTTGCCTATGTCACCAAAGATAAGCTTCGAGTCTTCCGGTTAGACCGCTACGTGGTTGAACGTGACCCTGCTGGTAATCTCAAGGAACTGATTGTTAAAGAGACAGTTTCACCTTTCACTCTGGATGACGAGCTTCTTAAAGAGCTTGGTCTGGATTTGGATAAGGAAGAAGACCAGAAAGACCTTGATGTATTCACAGTTGTTAAACGTACCAGGACAAACTACTCAATCCACCAAGAAGTAAAAGGCTTCGTGATTGAAGACAGTAAGGGGTCATATCCTCTGGATAAATTGCCTTGGCTACCTTTACGCCTTATCACTATTGATGGTGAAGATTATGGCCGTTCTTATGTTGAAGAGTACATAGGCGATCTGATTAGCATGAAGGTCTGAGTAAGGCTATCGTTGATGGTGCCGCTGCTCACGCTAAGTTACTTCTGTTTGTACGGGCTAACGGCCAGACCTCTCAACGTGACGTAGAGCAAGCTGAGAACGGAGACATACTGACAGGTGATGCTGCTGATGTGACTGTGCTTCAATTGCAGAAGGCGTCTGACTTCCGTGTGGCTCAAGACCAAGCAAGGGATATAGCTGACCGTTTATCCTATGCCTTTCTTCTGAATAGCTCTGTGCAACGTAATGGCGAACGTGTAACTGCTGAAGAGATACGTACTCTGACTGCTGAATTAGAACAGACTTTAGGTGGTGTTTATTCGCTGCTGAGTTCTGAACTACAGCTCCCTCTGGTTACATTAATCATGCAGCAGATGCAGCAGGCTAAACGTCTTCCCAAGCTCCCTGATGGTAAGGTTAAACCTTCAATCGTTACCGGACTACAAGCCCTTGGCCGTGGTCAGGACAGAAACAAACTTCGAGCCTTTATTGATGACCTCTCTGTACTAGGTGAGGAAGCCATTCAAAGGATTCTAAATGAACATGACTACGCTGACCGTCTAGCAGCTTCGCATGGTATTGATACTGGTGGTCTATTGAAATCACGGGAGCAGCAAGCTCAAGAGCAGCAAGCTCAAGAAGCTCAGATGCAGCAAGCTCAGATGATGGATATGGCTAAAGGGGCAGTCCCTAAAGTGGCTGAACAGGCTATGGCAGCAATGCAGCAATAAAGAGTGACTATGACTAAAGTAACCGACAATCTTACTCCCGACACACCTGAATATAACGAACACATGGCAGCGATTGGCCGTGGTGAAGTTTCGCCTACTGGTGAGACAAACACTGATGCAGACCTACCTTCAGAAGAAGCTGAAGAGGGTAAAGAAACATCCTCTGAAGACCGTCCTGAATGGTTGCCTGAAGAGTTTGAAACCGTTGAAGCCTTCAAAGAAGCTTACGACAAACTTAAAGGTGGTGACGCTGAAGAAACCTCAACAGAAACTTTGGATGACGCTAAAGAAGAGCTGGAATCTAAAGGTCTGGAACTTGATACGTTCGCTCAAGAATATCAGGAAAAAGGTGAGCTGACTGATGAATCCTATGCTGCGCTTGAAGCTGCTGGTATAGACCGCGCAACAGTCGATTCATTTATTGCTGGACAAGAAGCACAAGCAGAATTACTGCGTATGCAAGTTTTCACAGAAGTTGGTGGTGAGGAAGTTTTCAATGAACTTTCAAGCTGGGCTGCTGTGAATATGAGTGACGCAGAGCTTAAAGGCTATAACGATGCAGTTGAGTCTGGTGATATGAACCAGATTAAGATGTACATGACTGCAATCAAAAGCAAGTACGAAGCAGCGAACGGTGTAGAGCCTTCATTGCTGACCACTAAACCTTCAACAACCGTTGATGCATACCAGTCTGCTGAAGAGCTGCGGCGCGATATGTCAGACCCTCGTTATCAACGTGATGAAGCCTACCGGAATAAAGTTGCTTCAAAATTGGCGCGAAGCCAAGGTAACAGCCTTTTCGGTTAATCTAAACCCTCTCTAAACCCTCCCTCACTTAAAACTTTCAGCCATTCCTTGCGGGGAAGTTGCGCCTGGAAGAATCACAAGTGAGACAAAATCCCTCCGTAAAATCCAAGGAATACAAATGCCTTTCCCAACACAACAGAATGTCTCCCGTTTCGGCCAGCAGAACAAGGCTGGTGATGACCGTGCTCTATTTCAGGAACTCTTTGCAGGTGAAGTCCTGACTGAGTTTCATAACAAAAACATCATGATGGAAAAACATCGTGTACGTACTATTAAGGCTGGTAAGTCTGCTACCTTCCCTATGGTTGGTGTTGCCGATACCGCTAAGTACCATGCACCAGGCTCATTGATTCAGGCTGATACCTTCGCGCATTCTGAGCGTAAAGTGACCATTGACGGTCTGCTTATCTCTCCTACCTTCATTGCCAATATTGACGAAGCAATGATTCACTTCGATGTTCGCTCTATCTACACGAAAGAGTGTGGTCAACAGTTGGCTTATCAGGCTGACCGTAACATCCTCCGTATGGCAGTTAAGGCTGCTGGTATCGCCTCTGAAGCTGATGCTGTAGCTGCTGGCCTGACTCCTGTAGCTGGTGAGACTTTCACTGCTAACGTTGATATGGCTGCTGCTGGTGATGAGTTGCTGGGTGAGAAGCTGGTAGATGCCGTATACCGTGGCATTGAAGAAGCAGCTAACAAGAACGTAGACCTGTCTAACGCTTACATCCTGCTACGTCCTGCACAGTATTACTCACTACTACGTGTAACCGATACCACTAAGGTTGCTTGGTTGAACCGTGATGTAGGTGGTTCCGGCTCTGTATCTGAAGGTAAAGTCCCTCTGATTGGTGGTTTACAGGTCTACATGACCAACAACCTGCCTAACGAGAATGAGGTCACTGGCCTTGTCGGTACACCTGAGTGGCTGGTGCGCCTGAGAAGTATCGCGCTGACTTCAGCAAAACTGTGGGTCTGATTATGACTCCTGATGCTGTGGCTACCGTTAAGCTGTTCGACCTGGCTGTTGAATCTGAATACCAGATTGAGCGTCAGGGTACATTGATTGTAGCGAAGTATGCTATGGGTCATAACGTACTGCGTCCAGCTTGCGCTATCGCTATCCGTAAAGCGTAAAAGTAAACAGTAACAACCATCTAGGGGTGAGTCTTCGGACTTGCCCTTTTTTTTTCGACTTTGAGGTAATCCATGCTACCTACAACAAAACTTGAAGCAGTCAATATCATGCTTGCCTCAATAGGCGAAGCGCCGATAAACAGCCTGGACTCAGGACTGGTTGACGCTGAAATGGCTGAGACAATCCTTGATGCAGTTACTCGCTCTGTTCAATCAGAAGGGTGGACGTTCAATACTGAGTACAGTATGAAACTGACACCGGATGTTGATGAACACATTATCATTCCCGTGAACACACTGAAGATTGACCCCGTGAATCGCTCAGTGAGGTTGGTTAGGCGTGGGGGTAAGCTATATGACCCACTAAACCACACCTTTAAATTCAAGCAGCCGGTTATCGCTGACATTGTGGTAGCCCTTGCTTTTGAAGATTTACCTGAAACAGCTCGACGTTATAGCGCAATCAAGGCTGCACGGACATTCCAAGACCGGACAGTAGGCTCAACTCAGTTACATGGCTTCCAGAGCCAGGACGAGCAAATGGCTTACATGAAAATGGTGCGTGATGAAAGCCAGGTAAGCGACCATAACTTCCTCTCAGACAATCAATCACAATCAATCACTAACAGAAGGGCTACAGGCTCTATACTCTCAGGGGGCCGTATTGTCATTACTTAATCAGGCGATAAAGAACCTTATTAACGGTGTCTCACAGCAGCCGCCAACTATTCGATTACCTTCACAGGCTGAAGAGCAGGTGAATGGCTTACCTTCAGTATCCAGTGGGTTAAGTAAAAGACCACCTACCCAGCACTTAGCAAGGGTTATGGATGCAGGGCAAGGTAATACCACAACACACTTAATTAACAGGGATGCCTCTGAAAAGTATGTACTCTTAGCTCAAAGCGGTGAGCTTAAAGTATTTGATTTTGCAGGGAATGAGCAGACCGTAAACTTCCCTGATGGTAAGGGGTACTTGAATGTTCCTGATGGTAGCCGTGACTTCTCAATGGTCACAGTGGCTGATTACACGTTTGTCTTGAATAAACAATCAACGGTACGTGTACAAGACCCTTATGCTGGTGTCACTTTGGAACCTGCCTACGAGACTCGGAAGGTAATTACGATTGCCCCACTGCCTGGTCAGAAGGTCTGGTCATATAATAATACCACCTTGAAACCAGCATACCGGTTCAATGTTAATGGGGCTGAGGTATATGGGTTTTATAAAACAACTACTTATGAGCGTAATTTAAACCCTTCCCCTTGGGTATTTGACCCACGTTACTATGTCTATCAGCTTGACCCTCAAACCCCTTGGTATAATGATGCGGCTCCGGCGGCTGACTACCATAAGCATATAACACCTGACCGCTACGCCAGAATCTTGGGGGAAGCTCTACGCTACCATAACCCGAACCTTGTCATTGATGTGGTAGGAAATAAGGTGTACGTCCCCAACGATATGCCTCTAAGTATCGCAGACAAAAGCCGTGAGTTTTACTTTGAAGATGTGATTTGGCCTCCACCACAAGGTCAATCTGACAGCCTACAGACTCGAACTGCTGCTGGCACAAGACTCTTAACAGGTTCCCGCTATTCAGTCAGTACAGAAACACGGATTGTGGGTTACACCTCTTCAGATGGTTCTAACATACCCCAAGCTGCCAATGTGAAGCAGGAAGGTATTGTTTATGTGAAGCAGGGAGATTACTCAAGTAATTACAAGGTATTCGTGAATGGAACTCAACGCGCCTCTTTCTCAACACCTTCAGACAACAGAAGCCAGATAACCACTGATTACATTGCAGGCCAGCTTTATAGCCAACTCAATTCAGCTATAAGCGGTTCCTACGATATAACCCTAAGCGGTAATGTCATTCGGATACGGGCGAAAGATGAGGCCACAAACTTCAGCCTTAAAACTGAGGACAGTGGTGGTAACTATCTTCTTATAGCGGCTAAGGGCAGGGTACAGTCGTTTGCTGATTTACCCCCTCGCTGCTTTGATGGGTTCATTATCAAGGTAGCCGGAGATAGCGGTGTCGAGGCTGATGATTATTATGTCCGTTACACTGAAGGTGATGAGGGCGAAGAAAAGGGGTCTGGCTCTTGGGTAGAGACGCACCAAAGGGGACTGAACAATGAGTTCGTGAACGCCACAATGCCTCATGTACTGGTGCGTGAAGCTGATGGGACGTTTACTTTCAAGCAAGCTGAATGGGAGAAACGGAAGGTAGGTGATTTAACCAGTAACCCTGACCCGACATTCGTGAACCGTAAGCTCAGTGATGTGTTCTTTTACCGGAACAGGTTGGGGTTCTTATGTGATGAGAATGTCATATTCAGTGAAGCAGGCGGTTTCTTTAACTTTTACCCAACAACTGTAATGACCTACCTGGACAGTGCGCCTATAGATGTTTCAATCAGTAATGATAAGGTGTCCATACTCCGCTTTGCTGTGCCTTTCCATGAGAACTTAATCTTATTCTCTGACCAGACGCAGTTCGCTGTTAAGGCTCAGGGTATCCTCTCTCCATCAACCATAAGCATAGACATAACAACACAGTTTGAAGCTTCTCTCCGGACTAAGCCTGTAGGCGCTGGTAAGAATATCTTCTTCCCTGTGTTGAAGGGTAAGTATGCTGGTATCAGGGAGTATTACATTGAGGAAGGTACAGACACTAAGGACGCTGCTGATATTACAGCTCATGTTCCTTGGTACATTGATGGTGATGTGACTTCGCTTACTGCATCCTCAAATGAAGATATGGTTATTTGTGCCGCTTCAGGCGCTCCTAACAGCTTGTACGTTTATAACTACTACTGGGCTGGGAATGAGAAAGCGCAATCAGCTTGGCATAAATGGGATATGGATGGAAGGGTGCTTAACGCTATCTTTATCTCTTCAGACCTCTTTATCGTTATTGAAAGGGATGATGGGATATTCCTTGAGCGTATTGATATGTCCAACTCTGAGATAGAGAAGGTACTGAACTTTAAATCGGTCGTTCTACTGGATCGGCGGGTGTTCTGTGATGCGGGTACATCTGAATTTCCCTTCGACCTGAAAGATGCTGTTGCAGTTAATCGTGAAGGTGAAGTCTTCCGAGGTGAGGACGCTGTAACTCAAGCTGCCTTGAATCAAGACCTTTATGTGGGGATACCATACCGCTTCAGCTACAAACTGTCTGAGCAGGTAATGCGTAATTCAGCAGATGAAGGTAAGAGCAGCCTTAATGCTGGAAGGCTTCAGTTGAGAAACATGAAGTTCATCTACAGTGAGACTGGCTACTTTGAAGTCCATGTGACACCTCTCGGCAGGCAGACGTACATAAACACCTTCACCGGTACAGATAGAGGGGTAGGGTTATTCGAGCCTGAGAATGCTGTACTGACTTCAGGTGAGTATAAGTTCCCCCTTATGTCTAAATCTGACCGTGTAGATATTGAAGTAATCTCTGATTCACACCTTCCTGTAGCCCTGCAATCAGCGGAATGGGAAGGCTTCTACCACTCACGCTCAACTTCGAGATAAAACAAATGGCTTATTCCAGACCCTCAGTTATTGAGGATTGTGATGAGCTTGCACCTATTATGAAAGCCCCTGATGTACGTGAAGTCTACGCCTCTACAGGTATGGAACCTCTCACTGTATTGAAGGGGTGTTTTCACGCTTCTGAAGAGTGCCTGAGCATCATTAACGATGAAGGCCAGGTTGTGGCAATGTTCGGTTACTCCGTACTGGCTGAAGACCTGGCAGCTCCGTGGTTCCTAAGTTCAGGGGGAGAGGCTGCATTCACTAAGAAGTTTTTACGTGAAGGCCGTAAGTGGGTGCAAGTGGTTAATAAGAAATACCCCCTTCTAACAAACTTCGTGGATGTTCGTAATAAGGTTGCTCAAGATTGGCTCCGGTTCCTTGGATTCACTTTCTTGAGGACTATTCCTTACGGTGTCTCACGTAAACCTTTCACTGAATTTGTGAGGATTAATAATGTGTGAACCTATAGCAATCGCTTCTTTTGCGTTAAGTGCTGGCTCTTCACTAATGGCTGGACAGGCTCAAGACGAACAAGCGGCTGCTCAAAGTCGTGCCAATTACAATTCTGCTGTAACTAATAATGCAATGCTTGTAGCTGATTATCAGCAGCAGGGAATCAGACAGCAGCAGGAAGGCCAGGCTGCTATAAGCGAACAGGCAGAGAACAGTTTAGAAGCACTGCGTAATAAAGCGTCTATGGCAACTTCTGCCGGAGAGAGTGGTGTGGGTGGTGCTTCTGTGAATGCGCTTCTCGCTGACTTAACCAGACAGAATGCTAACCGTAACCAGACCGTTGAGCAGAACCTTACAAATGTACGCCAACAGGTAGCTTACGAGAATAAAACTAACCATTCATCTGCTAAGGCCCGAAACTCAAGTATGCCTAAACCACAACGGAATAACTGGGCGGCTACCGGACTTCAAATCGCTGGGGCTGGTATCTCAAGTTATGGTCAGTATAAAGACCGTAAAGCAGCTAAGGAGCAGTAATGACTGAAAGATTACAAGCTGAAAGGCTAAGACCCAGTGCGCGAATTAAACCTACTGCTCAATTACAGTACCGCAACTACCAATCTGAAAGACCTGATGACTCTGGAAGACAACAAGCGCAATTAGCAAGTGCCTTATCTGAAATTAACCCTAAGATTCAAACCTACCTAACCAGGGAACAGGAGCGTGATGACAACACTCAGTTAGCTGCTGGCTCTTTAGCCTTTACTGAGAATGGACGTAAATCATGGGCTGATGCGGTTAAAGAGGGACTTGTGGATGAAGGGGAAAACCCTTTCTACAGACGAGGCTACTTGAAGCAAGAGCTTAGGCTTAAAGGTCTGGATTACGCACAATCTCTGAATGAAGCTTACATGCAGAGTCCGGCAAGAAGCTCTGATGACCCTGAAGCCTTACGTGGGTTCATGCACGAATTTAACCAGTCTTTCTTTGAAGAGCAGATGCAGGGGTATGACCCTGAGCTTATCAATGAATCCCTAATGCCTCGGATGCAGGCGGCTGAAGAAACTCTCTTTGGTACACACCGGAATAACCGCAATGAAGATTACAAAGCTCAACGTGAAGCTAATACGGCTGCTGAGATAAGTAAATCTATCGGTGTCCTGGCTGCTGATGGACAGGATTCACCTGAAGCTATTTCACAGATTGTCTCTGGAATTATGCTTGATGCTGAAGCTGATGGGATGCTGCCAAGTAAGGTTAATGAACTGGTGGCTACGTCCGTCATGCAACTGGCCTTGAGTTCTGGCAATGAAGATTACCTGGATGCCTTGGATAATATTCAGGCAGGAAACCATAGCCTAGCAGATAGGCCGGTGGTTCAGGAAAGAGTTCAGCGTATCCGTGACCAGTTCCAACGAGAGCGTGAGGCTGCTGAGGCTGCGCGTAGAGCTGCTGCTAAGGAAGCACAGAGGGAAGCTAAGGCTCAACAGTTTGGACAGGTTCTAGCTGGCTTACTGGAAAACCCTCAAATGGACTTATCACCACTTATGCGTCAAATGGCTGAGAATGGTGACTATGATGAAGTAGCTAAGTTACACCAGTTACGTTCTGCTGTCTCAAACAACCTCGAAGCTGTTTACGCTGAAGACCCCTTCACTGTGTCTTCCATGTTTAATGATGTTTACACCGGAAACCTTGAACCTCAAGATATTCTTTCTGCTGTAGCTACAAAGGACATTTCACAAAGCACGGCTCAGACCTTATACAACTTCTTAAATCGTACTCAAGGTAGTAACCAGTTCCAAAGTATTAGGCGTGACCCTCTGGTAACTACAGCCTTCAGTAATATGGAGAAAGCTATAGTCCGTGAGGAGAATGGCATGGCTGATGCAACCTCAGTGCAGGTTTATACATACCAACGGCACCGGCTGTTTACTTATGCTCAGGAACTCCTTGAGAAGAATGGTGGTGTTAAGGATGAAGACTTCTACACAGCAATTGAAGCTAAAGCAGCTTACATAATTGGTGAAGTAGCTAAAGGACAGGCTGAAAATTACGTCCCTGATTACACCAGTGCTGAAGATGCTATTAACCCTGCTGTGCAGCGTAGAGCTGAAGTGGAAGAGCGTCAACGTACCCAGGATATAAACCTTGTCTCACCTGAAATCCCATTAGGTGCTAAAGAGTTCTTCCTGTCAGATAACTCCCCTAATGCGGCTGAGAACTTCTTAGCAGCTTTCCCTGATGCTGATATTGATGAGCTATTGAAAATTAAAGGAAACTAAATGACGAACCCTTACGCACAGTTCAAGACTGAGCCAGAAGTAAACCCTTATGCTCAATTCACTGAGCGTAAGGCTCAACCTGAAAACCCTTATGCTCAATTCAAAGAAGATGAAGATAAAACCAGCCTTGGTGAGTACGCTACTGATGCTGGCCGTGGCCTGGTGCATGGCTTAAAGAACGCGGTTGTTGAGGCAGCTAACTTTGGTTATGAAACCCTGAGAGAGCAGACACCCTTCCGTAGAAATGCCCCTGAAGAGTTCCAAGAAAGACTACTACAAGCTGAGAGTATCGGTGAAATATGGTCTATTAATCGTGAAGCTCGGAAAGCTATGGGCCAGGATAGAGGCTTGGCTGATGCTATCAATAAAGGCTTCGGCTATCTCGATGAGAAGGGAGTGATACCAGAAGCTGTGCAAGTAGATAAACCTGAAACTGCTGTAGGTAAGGGTGTAGAAGGCATTACCCAGTTCCTTACGGCATTTATCGGCGGCTATAAGCTGGCAGGTAGTAACCGGCATGTAACTGAAGCTGGTCATAAAGTCAGGCGCTTCCTTTCAGGAAAACAAGAAGTAGCTAAAGCGGCTGTAGTCAGTGGCGGTGCAGGTGCAGTAGCCTTTGACCCTTATGGGGATACCATATCAACAGCAGTGAATGAGCTGGCTGAAGTATACCCAACACTGAAGAACCCTATCACTGAATGGCTGGATACCTCTGAAGGTGATGACTCAGTAGGTATGGCACGTATCAAACATGCTATTGAGGAAATGGGTGTAGGTGTTGTTTCTGATGTGCTCATAATCGGCATTGTCCGAGCCTTCAAATCAGCTAAGGCTATCCGTGAAACTGATGGTGATGAAGCTGCTGATGCTTTCCTGAGAGAGCAGATGGAAGAGGCTGATAAGGCCGCAAAGGAAGCGAAAGCCTTACACACAGAAGCAACTAACCTACCAGCAAGGGTAGAAGATGTTCCCGCTTACCAGACTGCTGATGAGGCGGCTGAAGCTGAAACTACGAGAGAGGCTGCGCGTCAGGCAGAGGAAGCAGCTAAAGGCGGTAAGCATTACTTGGCGGATGGTGTGGAAGTTACCCCTGAGATTGCTTCAGACTTCCTCAAATTCTTTGAAGCCAGGCGCGGGACTTCTTACCGAGGTCGGGAGAATGCTTACCGTGTTGGTGGAAGTAATAATGACGCTGACCGAGCCTACATGGAAATGGGCGACCACATTGCAGGGAGGGCTAATCACGCTTCCTCTTACGTCAAACATAACGCTGACACCATACGAGAAGCTGAAGAGTACCTTCAAGATATTACAGGCAATAATCTGGAAGAGCTGAAGAAAACGCTGGCTCAAGATGCGCGACAAGCTGAAGAACAGACTACACGCCTTGTTGCTGCTAAGCGTTTAGCTTCCTCAATGAGCCGTGACTTGATGGAAAGGATGACACGTATCACTGAGCGAGGGAGTGAGGTTACTGACAGGGAGCTGCTGGAAGCTACTGAACTTCTAGCTGACCTTCAAGAACTGAAAGCTAACATCATGGGTGTCACCACTTGGTCTGCACGTAATGTCCAGGCTGGCCGTATTCACACAGTAGATTCTGTGACTGGTAAAGCTTTGAGTGATGCAAAAGTCAGAGAAGCCTTATCTCAGTTAGGCGGTTCGCAAGCGGTTAAAGATATTCTTGAGACTGCTCGCAAGCGGACTATGAAGCCTAAGTACAAGAAGTTCTTCGATAGGCTTAAAGAACGGATGAAGCGTGAAGGTTATTCTCAAGCTGAGATTAATGCGAAGGTTGAGGCAATGCAGGACAAGATTCTACTTCGTGAGTCTCAGAAGACCTTCCTTGAAAAGTTCGTGGGGGATGTAAACACATATTACATTAACTCATTGCTGTCCGGTGTTGGTACTCAACAGATTAACTTCCTCTCTGCGGCAATCCGTACTCTGGCGCTTCCTATGGAGAAAATCATAGGCGGTGTAGGCTCTGGCAATATGAAGCAGGCTAAGGAAGGCATACGGCTTTATGTCGGTATGGGTAGAGCGATTCGAGAGTCTGTATCTGATATAGGCGCAGTGGTACGTACCGTGAAGGATAATGAAAACCCTGCTACTGCTTTGGCTGCTACTGCTGATGTACTTGTCAGGGGTGTGAATAGGCTGGATATTGACCATAGAATGCTCGATTACGACCAAGGCTTAACGGCTAAGCAATGGGGGATTCAGAATAAGGTGGGTAAGACTGCCTTCGATACTGCTGGTTATGTAGCCAAGACACCCTCAAGGTTCCTTGGTGGTATGGATGAATTCTTTAAACAGATTAACTACCGTGCTGTGACTTACGCTGAGATTAAACGGGCTGCTGAAATGTTACCTGTTGACGAGCGCGAAGCTTTTGAGCAGTTGCAATGGCGCGAAGCTTTCTCTGCTACAGGTGCCGGTAACAGGGAGTCGGGCTTAGAATACGCGAGACGGGTTACTTTTACAGGCGATCTGGAATACGGTGTCGGTAAATCTATCCAAGATGTATTCAACAAACACCCAGCACTTCGCTTCATGATGCCCTTCATTCGCACACCAATAAACATCTTCCGTGATGTATGGGCCTCAACACCTGTACTGAACTATGGACAGAGACAGTGGCGTGAGAAGTTCAATGGCACCAAGGAGCAGAGAGCAGAGGCTGTAGCTCAGATGTTCATTGGAATGAGTCTATATGGTGCTGCATTCAATCTCGCCTTTGAAGGAAAACTACAAGGCGCATTATCCACTGACCCGAACCAAAGAAAGCTTCAACAAGAAGCCGGTATTCTCCCTTACTCTTATATCTATGAGGATGAGGAAGGTAACACTAAATATTGGCAGTTTAACAGGCTCGACCCTTGGGCCATGTTCTTTGGTTTAGTGGCTGATGGTGTCCACCTTTATGAGAATGAAGAGTTCAGTGACGCTAATGCTATGGAACTTTCAGCAGGGATACTGACTGCATTAATCCAGAACCTTTCCAGCAAATCTACCCTGGTTGGCCTCACCTCTGCCTTGGAAGCCATGCAAGACCCTGAGCGTAATATGGAGTATTTCATTGGTCAGACAGCTTCAGGCTTCGTGCCTAATGTCTCTAAGGATATTGGTGAGCTGTTCGGGCATAAGGACGAATACTTCAGAGAGGTATGGACATTCGCTGACAGGTTCAAGAATAAGCTCCCTGTGCTTAATGAGACATTGATGCCTAAACGTTCATGGATAACTGGTGAGCCTATGGCTAGACCTTCAGAGGGTTTACGCACCACGCACATTACTCACGCCTCTACAAACCCTGTAATTCAGGAAATGAATGAGCTGGGGCATGGCTTCGGTGCGCCTCCTAAAAAGATAGGAAACGTTGAGCTTAAACCTGAGCAATACGACCGCTTCATGGAGCTTCATGGGACTGTTCAGGTACGTGGCATGACGATGGTTCAGCGTTTAGAAAATGAAATGCAGAAGTCTCGCTATGTCAGGACACCTAAGCTCTCTTATGAAGGCGAGAGCTACCATGTGAGAGTCTTTCAATCGGTCATTAGTGGTTATCGCCAGGCTGCTTTAAAACAGCTTAGGGATGAGTTCAGTGACCTTAATGAGAATATACGGATAGACCGTAGAAACGCTTCACACGCCTTGAAAGGCCAAGAAGATAAAATAACCAAACTTATAGAATAAGGAAACACATGGCACTTTCGTACATAGATTATTCTGGTACTGGAAGTCTTACTGAGTTTTCAATCCCCTTCGACTATATCTCAAACGATGACATTGAGGTGTATGTCGCTGGGGTAGAAGTAACTCCGGTATTTCTCTCCAAAGGTACTATTCAGATAGACCCTGCTCCAACTACAGAGCAAAACGTCAGGATTCGACGCCGTACTACTCAAGACAGACGCTTAGTGACCTTCAATGGTGGTTTCTCAAAAGATGACCTTGAATTGTCTCACAAGCAATCCTTCTTCTTGGCTCAGGAAGCTATAGATGAATCAAGTGATGTGCTTGGCATAGGTGAAGATGGAGCCATTGATGCTATGGGAATAGTGTTCAATAACATTGCTCCACCTACTCAGGATGGTCATGCAGTAACCCTTGGCTACCTGAAGATGTACTACGAAGCCCCTTTGTCTGGCCTTAAGGCTGCGGCTGAAAGTGCAAAGAACCTGGCTGAACAAGCGCGTGATGGGGCTGTCACTGCAAAGAACCAAGCTCAATTACATGAGAACCAAGCTCAATCAGCCGCGAGCGTGGCAACTGAAGCTAAGCAGGCGGCTGAAACAGCGCGAAGTATTGCTGAGGCTTCTATTACTGAGGCCGGGCAGGTAAGTGAAGACAGGCTTACTGTTGAAGGCTTGAAGGGTGATGTTGAACTACTGAAGACCCAGGCAATGACAGCCAAAGATGAGTCAGTGACAGCTAAGATTGAGGCTACTCAAGCAAGGGATACAACTGTAGCAGCTAAGAATCAAACTGTAGCAGCAGCCTCGCAGGTGAATACTGATAAGGCCATTGTAGAAGGTCATGTGACTTCAGTAACCACTATGAAGAATCAAGTATCTACACAGGCTTCTTCCGTATCTTCAGATAAGAATGCTGTGACCTTGCTGAAGGCCACTGTTGAAGATTTGGCAGGGCAGACTTCTATTGATAGGCAGATAACCGTAGCAGCAAGGACAGCCGTTGAGGGGCTTCAAGTTGATGTGGCTGAGAAGCGCACGGAAGCTGTTCAAGCAGCGGATACTGCAACACAGGCGCTGGCGCAGATACACATTGACCAAGTAGCCCTCGATTCAGCGGTTAGTGAAGCAGACCTGTATGCCAGTAATGCTTTTGTAGCTTTATCACATACGGAGGTTGCAAGGAATGCGGCTATCGAAGCTGCAAGCCAAGCTGAAGCAGTGGCCGGTGGTGGCGGTGTGAAGGTCAGCTCAACTGATATAGGGACTAATTATCTGGTTAATAAACTGGAAGCTGAGGGGATTGATATTTCAGTTACTTCAGATGCTTCAGGCAACCAGAAGGTTAAGCTTACTGCTGACTTATCCCTTTACAGTACAACAGCTCAAGTAAATGCCAAAATCGCTGAGGTGGTAGGTTCTTCACCTGAAACATTGGACACACTGCAAGAGCTGGCTGACGCATTAGGTAATGACCCTGACTTCGCTACAACAGTGATGGATGCCATAGGACTGAAGGCCAGCAAGGTTTATGTGGATACTCAGTTGTCAGGTAAGGCCAGCACTGGACACAACCATGATGACCTCTATTACCGGAAAGTAGACGTAGACACAGCAATCTCCCCAAAGGCTGACAAGGCTTATGTTGATGGTGAATTAGCTAAGAAGGCTAACACTTTAACTGTGAATAATGCCTTGGCATTGAAAGCAGACTCGACCAGTGTTACTTCAGCTTTGACTAATACCTTGTCTACGGCTGAGGGTTACACAGACACTGCTGTAGCTCCTAAAGCTGACAAGTCTTATGTCGATACTCAGTTAGCAAACAAGGCTGATACAAGCTCCCTGGCCGGTGTAGCTACCTCTGGTTCATTCTCTGCGCTTTCAGGCGTACCAACTAACGCAACAGGAAACCGAACAATATCAACTGCTGACCCCTCTGGCGGCTCTGATGGTGATATTTGGTATAAGGTGGATTAATGCCATTAAATGTAAAAGACGGAAGTGTTTGGAAAGAAATAAAGAATGTTTTCGTCAAAATAAATGGTATTTGGAGTGAAGTTAATGAGGTTTTTATAAAGGATAATGGAGCATGGAAGCTCTCTCATAAAAGTGGTTTTACATTAACTTTAAGCTCTGATACTAATATAAATCTGTATAGTTTGTTCGCTGCTGAATATGGTGAACCCTCCGGCGCTGTTAGTATAACTGTAATAGTACCAGTCGGTGTTATAATCGGTGGTGCCGGTGCAACTGCATTAACTGTAGGTAATTTTTCTTTAGGTTCGACCATTACTTTAGTTAATCAAGGCTCTATTCAAGGCTTTGGTGGGAGTATAAACGGTGGGACTGGTGGGGACGCTATAAATACTTCAGTACCTATCTCTATTGATAACCAAGGTACTATTTATGGTGGTGGCGGTGGTGGCGGTAAAGGTGGTGATGGGGGGCAAGGCAGCGCCAGTACAAGTACATCATCTTGGGTTAGGCTGAATAGCTCTACAACAGGTGTAAATATAAGCTCTTCTAGTTATAGCGTACAAGCGCGTTTCGATTCAGGTACTTTCAGGTGGAGGAATAACAGAAGCACTAGGGTAAGGATTTACCACGCTTCATGTGTATTGAGAGATACTAGAACTGGACAAGTTCAGGGTACTACAAGTAACGCTGGCGCTAAGACCATTAATGCAGGCGCTACTTGGAATAGTGGAATAAGTAATTACGGTATGCAGCCACTAGGGATGACTTACTCTTGGCTCGAACATGAGGTAACATCTACCAATACAACAACTTATGACGGTGGAATTGGAGGTAATGGTGGACAAGGTACAGGCTTCAGTCAAAGTGGAACTAATGGTACGCAAGGTACTCAAGGTGGCACTAATTCTGGCAGTGGGGGTAACGGTGGCAACGGTGGTGATTGGGGTGCGTCTGGTAATGTAGGCGCTAACGGTACTAACGGAAACCACACTAACGGAACCTCTGGACAGGTAGGAGGCTTAGCTGGACACTACATTGTAGGTAACGCAAATGTCACCTGGATAAATCAAGGGACTGTTGCAGGGAGGGCTGCTTAATGCAGGAGAAATTCACTCCGCTTGAAGCCCTCTTTGGTATGACAATGACTGGCTTAGTGATTGGCCTTGGTCAGATACTCACTTCTGAAGAACGACTAACCACACGTATTATTATCGGAAGAGCTTTATCCACTGTGGGCCTAGCCCTCACTTCCGGTTTAATCCTTCTCTACAGCACTGAAGCAGATATTCTAGTTCTTATTGGAGCTTCTGCTTTAACTGCATCCCTCGGTACTTCTTTCTTAGAACGTATCCTTCAAAAACACTTAGGAATTAAATGATGAGTGCAATCCTACCGGCTGTTATCGGTATTATCGGTAACGCTATAGATAGAGTAATCCCAAACAAAAGTGAAGCTGAGCAGTTGAAGGCTCAAATAACTTTGGCAGCAATGAATGAAGGCCGTGTTGAGCTGGAAAGTGCAGCGAAGATAATCACAGCAGAAGCGCAAGGTGAAAGCTGGTTGCAGCGTAACTGGCGACCTATGTTAATGCTGTGGTTCGCTGGTCTTATTGGCGCACACTGGCTTGGCTACACACCAGCAAACTTACCTGAAGAACAAGTTATAGGTCTTCTGGATATTGTGCAGGTTGGTGTTGGTGGTTACGTCCTTGGCCGTACTGCTGAGAAAGTGGTTAAAGAGTACAAGAAACCAGCGTGAGGCCCAATGGCAAGAGACTACAAAGCTGAATACGAACGTTACCACTCCAAGCCTGAACAGAAGAAACGGAGAGCTGGCCGTAACAAGGCACGAAGCTTGATGATTAAATCTGGTAAGGCCAGTAAAGGGGATGGTAGGGACGTTGACCATAAAAACCGTAACCCCTTAGATAACTCTAAGAGCAATCTGAGGATTCAATCAAAGAAAGTAAACAGAGGACGTAATAAGTAATGAGCAGAGCAGCAGAAGAGTTACTGGCTCTCATACACAACAACCTTGCAAAGAAGCTTTTAGAGCTACTTGATTCTGGTGAAGCTAAGGCTTCCGATTTTAATGTCATTCGACAATTCCTTAAAGATAACGGTATCGACTCCGCTCCGAAAGCGAAAAGCCCTCTAAGCGAGCTGGCTGACCGTTCACTCCCTTCCTTCTCAGATGACCCTACAGAGGGTTTTACCCCTCACTAATAGGGTAGCCCTACCTCCCTCCTAAAAACGTCCTACAGAGGCTGCTGAGAGCTTCTGTGGGCGTATCAAATCACAAGTGAGACAAACTACCATGAATAATAACATGGAAAGGGTAAAAGAAGACTTCAGGCTCTTCCTTTACTTGATATGGGAACACTTGATGCTTCCTGAGCCTACTGCCGTGCAATACGACATAGCGAAGTACCTGCAACACGGTGACAGACGTATCTGTATACAAGCCTTCCGAGGTATTGGTAAATCATGGATAACTTCAGCCTTTGTGGTGTGGCTGTTGTTCCGAAACCCTCAACTACGAATCATGGTTGTATCTGCAAGTAAGGAGAGGGCAGACGCCTTCAGTTCCTTTACCAAGCGTTTAATTGGCGAAGTGGATTGGCTGGCGCACCTGGCACCAAGAGCAGGGCAGCGTAACTCAATGATTGCCTTTGATGTGGGCGAGGCTCTTACAGACCATTCTCCTTCAGTTAAGTCTGTAGGTATCACAGGACAGCTCACAGGTAGCCGTGCCGATCTGATTATCGCTGATGACATTGAGGTATCTAACAACAGCTCTACACAGACGATGCGTGACAAGCTTGCGAATCTGGTTAAAGAGTTTGATGCCGTACTGAAGCCCAATGGCCGTGTAATCTACCTTGGCACACCTCAAACTGAAATGTCCATTTACAACCAGTTACCAGACCGTGGTTATCAAATCCGTATCTGGCCTGCACTCTACCCAACAGAGAAGCAGGTGGAAATGTATCAGGCAGACTGGCTCCTTGGGTATACGCTGAGATACAGGCCAACACCAAGCTGATTGGTAAGACAACAGACCCCAAACGCTTCACTGACGCTGACCTGGCTGAACGTGCTGCTTCCTATGGTAAAGCTGGCTTCGCTCTTCAGTTCATGCTGGATACCACTTTGAGTGATGCTGATAAGTATCCTTTGAAGCTGGCTGATTGTGTTGTCATGGGCTTGCACCCTAAGAAAGCACCTTCAGAGGTTGTGTGGTCTTCCTCACCTAAGCTGGTGGTTGAAGATGTTCCTTTGCTGGGCTTCACTGGCGACCGCTTCTACCGTCCTATGTGGGTATCAGACTCCATGCAGGATTACACAGGCACTGTAATGGCTATCGACTTCAGGCCGTGGTAAGGATGAGACAGCCTATGCAGTCGTTAAGATGCTCAACGGTAATCTATTCGTTATGGATGCCGGTGGTGTTGGTGGCGGCTACACAGATGAGGCTCTGACCAGGCTGGCTAAGCTGGCTAAACGCTGGGAAGTGAATGAAGCAGTTGTCGAGAGTAACTTCGGTGACGGTATGTTCACACAACTACTGAAGCCTTACCTGACCAAGTACCACAAATGCACTGTTGAAGAGCGCAGGTCTTCTGGTCAGAAAGAGAAGCGTATAATCGACACATTGGAACCAGTGTTGATGCAGCACCGGCTGATTGTGGATATGCGGCTGATTGAAGAAGACTACAAGACCGCTACAGACCCTAAATACTCACTGTTCTTCCAGCTAACAAGGATTACTGCTGAACGTGGAGCCTTGGCGCATGATGACCGCTTAGATGCACTGGCTATCGCTGTGGCCTACTGGACTGAACAGATGGATCTAGACCAACAAGCTATGTCAGACAAGCACCAGGACGAGCTTTTAGAGAAAGAATTACGTAAGTTCATGGAACATGCTGGTGGTTTTGTGACCTCTAAAAAGGGCTGGTTCGAGAGAAGGTAATTATCTGCTCTGAAAGCCCCGTGGCACTAAGGCTAGAATTACCACACACAACAGAAAGGAAAGGGAAAGTTTAAGTATATCTTTAAGCTATCTTTAAGCTATCTTTAAGTTAAGCTTTAAGCTCTCGCTGGATACTGACCTACACACATACACTCATAAGAGTAATTAGGTAAGTAAGTTTGTTAAGCAGATGCCTGGCCTTTCCTTAAGCTTCAGTCATAGTGTCACTCTAGGGGTCTACAGTTAATTCTGTAGGCTCCTTTTTTTTCATACTAACCAATACACAATACATACTAACCAATACACTGAAACAGTACAGGCATGAAGGTCTATAACGTAAGTGAGCTATAAGCTCTTGTGAGCCTTTCTAAGAGCTTCTGCATTGAACCTATACGAATGGGTCAGTTAATGTGTAGAAGGGCAGGAGAGCGTCTTGTGAGAGCTTAGAGATAGCTTAATGTGTGTAGATGCAGGGTAAGGTGTTAGAGATAGCTTAGAGATAGCTTAATGTGTTAGCTTTAAGAGGTCGTTTTGTTTTGGGCGAAAAAATCTGAAGTGGCACCTTATACGATGTGTCATCCGGCTTCCCCCCGTGGCGGTGTCCAGGTGGCTGTGTTGAAGGTTTTTCGCGCCGTTACATGCCTATGCGTCATGCTTTGCGTCATATAAAGCCTGAAGGCCGCGCCGTTGCTGGCTTTCTAATAGATTATATATCTATTGTGCTGTGTATAGGTGCATATTATTCATTCTATATGAGTAGAATTGCGTATTGTTTTGTTTATCTTGAATTTCATTCATGTTCTTTTCATCTCCTGCTGTTTTCACTTTACCAACACCAAGCGATAAGCAACACACCACACAATGACAGCTTAATGCAGTAGCTTAATGATAGTCCTGCATACTGTCTTAATACTTATCTACCTGCTGAAAACTTTTTTATATTATTTGCATTGTATTGCTTGCAATCCTTAATCGCATGTGAGACTATACATCCATCGACACGGCAACAGCGACACGCCAGCCGATACGCTCTTTAACAAGTTGATTCTTTACTGCATCTTTTCAAGGTGAATATGTAAACCGAGCCTAGACGGTAGACGGGCGTTAAACCTTACACTCACTTAAAGCTGATACTTTCCAACTGTTCTAAGCTGGATCGAAACGAAACGAGAAAAACATTTGCAATTTAGAATCACTTGTGAGACTATAGAAAACATCAAGACGACACAGCAACAACGTCAAGTCCTGATACGCTCTTTAACAATTTGGTAAGCCTTATCTATCTGTGAAGATTTAAGGATAAGCAAAACTTCAGACAGAATAGTTGTTTTATTCAAAGGGGCTTAATGCCTCTTTCTGTAAAATAACTGACTGGTGATTAATATGAGTAAAAAAGGCTTTAAACAGGTACTGAAGCTCGTTAAGAAATTAGGCCATGTTACTGTTTATTTCTCTCCTGAATGGGAGGAATACATGGTGGTAATAAATAACGCTGAAGATGACCGTGCGACTTATCACACTGATGACCGTGAAGATGCACTGGGTACAGCCCAAAGCATGAATGATATAGAAGCTCAAAAACTACTCAATCTTTTTCTTTTTCCTAACCTTTAAGGTGAATCCAATGGCTAACGTGACTTTCTACTCTCTGTCTGATTACAACAACGGCTTGTTAATTTCTCATACTTTCGATCTGGATAAGCTCAATTCTTATGATAAGTTCCTTGAAGAAATGCGGGACTGGTTGGCTGAAGTGACTGAAGATATGGATGACGGCGAAGTTCGTGAAGAGTATATCGTTGCTGATTACGATGATGTACCTGAAGAGTATATGGGCGAATGGTCTTTAAGTCCTGAATACTTTGACTTCGCTGAAAAGGCTGATGGACTGGGGTTTGAAGTTGTTAAAGCTGGTGTTGACCTGGGTATCCCACTTGAAAGCATTGAAGATGCCTATTTAGGTGAGTTTGACAGCATGGAAGATTATGCTGAAGAGTTCATTGACTCAACTGGAATGCTTGATTCTATGCCTGAAAGTCTACGCGGTTACTTTGATGTTTCTCGCTTCGCTAATGACCTCTCTTTTGATGTGAACGAAAGCAACGGTCATTTCTTTTATGCGAACTGGTAGGCTCACAAGCAAGCCATAACCACTAAGGTTTAACAAGGGGTATTCAAGCGAGTATCCCTGATTAAGTCTTATCAATAACCACACTCAATAGGTGATTAGAATGAATGTAAATAACATGACTTTATCCGAGAAAATCCGTAAAGCTGAAGCTGAAGATAATTGGCTGGCTCTCTCCATCCATGACGCTATGCAAGCTCAATCAACTGAGCGTGAAGAACAGCTTGAAGAGTTAATTGCAGACGTTGTACAAGACTACGCTGACAAGGTTGATGAAGCTGTTGAAGCTTACAATAAAGACTATTACCTAAACCCTGAATCTGATTACTGTGACAGCTTAGCTGAGCATTTAGTGCATGACATTGACGCTAACAAGTTGAAGGATTTTATCCTCGAACTGACAGCCGATAACTACTACAGAAACCGTTGTCCTCTTACTGATGAAGAATTGGAATACCTTGAAGCTCTGGATGAAGCTGGCCGTGAACGCTTGGCTGAAGCTCTGGTATTCATGGAAGGTTACAAGATTGAAGTCAATCACGGTTATGGTCGTGTAGCTTATGCCCTCGCTGGAACTGTAATTGGCGAGCATGAAGAGGAACTTGAACACTACCTTGAAGATATTCCTGAAGTCATCCGCAAACAAATCGTAGAAAAACTCACTGGCAAACCTGATTCAACTTATATCTATATCGACAACTCTTATTCCTCTGTTGATTTGGTAATGGACTTTAACTGGCTTGAAGAGTGGGTCTTAAACGATAAGGAAGAGCAAGCTGAAGCCGCTTAATTGATTTTAACAAGGTGCATTCTAATGAGTGTACCTGATTAAACTTAATAGTGAGGTGATTAAATGAAAATCTATATTGTTGAGCAGTACGGTGTACTTAATATGTGTTACGAGGTGATAACAGATACCTTTGTTTATAGCTCTAAAGAAGAGGCTTACGCAAAGCATAATATAGTTACTGAGGCTGAGCTTTCTAAAGAGCTAGGTAAGTGGGATACGTTCCCTTGTTTGTTATCTGAAGCTGAGGTGAGAGAGTGAATAAGAAAATCAAAGCAAAGTTTAAATACAAACTTGAGTATCGTCAGAGTGGTCGATGGTATCCATTGGTAACATGTAAAACAAAGGAAGAGGCTGAAAGCTATGCAGCAACAAGTTATTCATGCAGCAATGGTTATCAAATACGTAAGGTTAAAGTTTGAGGGGTAACAACCTATGAAAATTAAAACTGAAGACTACGCAAAGCTTAAAGAATTAATGTTTGAATACCTAAATAAGATGGGTGTTGAAAAGGTTCAAGCGATTGCTAATGACTATAGCGCAAGGGGTTTATCCTTCACGCGCTTTTATCGGGATTGCTTCTGGTTTTCCAAGATTAAAATAGGCAATGGCATAGGTACTCAGGGAGATATAAACCTTTACGCTTACATGGATGATTCACATTTATCAACCGCTTTAAAGAAAATTGTACGCGAATATGGAGTTAACTGGAATGTTTTATGCAACTGTAAACCCTGAAATCCTTTTAATCATTGATGGTATGGAGTAATTATCATGGCTAAACGCATCATTAAAAAGGTTATGGATAATAAAGATAACCATATAATAAACGTGTATCGAGACAGTGAGTTTAATGAGTATTCAGTCCGCATCATTGGGAAGCCTGAAGCTGATTACTTTACTGATGATAAAGATGATGCTTTTGCGACTGCTAACTTATTTAAAGAGAGCCTTTCAAATGAATCCAAGTGAAATTGCGTAAACCGCTGAAGATTGCCACCCATTCCACGTGAAGCCTGCCACCCGGACCAGGCAAAGCTGCCACCCATCGGAGCGCAGCGACACGGGTGTTTTATTGATACTCTTAAGTAAGGGACGGCGTCAACTTTGATTGTCGTTTTCT